AAAAGGGTTATAACCACCAGCAGGGAACTGGAGAAGAATAAGTATTTCTGGTCACCCTTAGACCAGATATTAGGGCGTTTAGTGTCGAACCCGATAAGACAATGTAAAGTTCTGTTAAGAACCTTAAAGACTTATTTATTATAACAGTATCCTATGATACAAGTCAATAGGTAGTTATACTCAAGGATCTCAGCGATCGAGTCCGATGTTGTGTGCTCTCTTCCACTTCTCAAGTCTTCCAGGAATTCTCCATTTCTTTGTATAAAGAAATGGATGAAGACCACAGATAGGTTTCAACTTCCTAAGCAATTCATCCATCTTGAGATACTGATCCTTAGGTGCTGGTTGTGCATGTAATTTCTTCCGACCAACTCTACCACCTCCACTAGCACTAAAATTGACTCCAGGTTCTGTCCAGTCAATCGTATCCCATTCTAACCCAGTCAAAAACTTAGATGTGATGAAAGCGATCTGATCACATCGAGTAGAAATCTGAGATAGTTCCCACCAAGTCTCATTAAACTCTACTGCCTCTTCAGATACTGTATTCCAAAAAGAAGCCAAGATAGGATTTACATAGCTCTTGAAATCAAATCCCAATTCCTTTAGGTGAGAAGTTATTCTCAGAATATCCTCCTCAGTATTGAAAGCTGCAATATAACTTTCTAACACCTCCTCGTAGTAAGAAAACTTTAGGGGGTGATGCATATGTGTTCTCGGACTTTCGCTAAAGTATTTTTTCGACTGCTCAACATACTTCTCAGTCATCACATAACATCCATCGATCCACACAACTTGCTCTCCCATGGGAAAAACTTTGTGTTGCATAATCTTAGGATACAATGCAAGTCTCAAAGGGCATTCATGTTCTATCGGTATTTCTCTAAACTCCCATGGTCCTTTATGTTCTACTGTACCATCTGTGAACATCACATACTGAACATCAGGATCATAGTAATGGTTATCAGGTATTTCATCATAACCATTAGTAATGCAAGAGTAAATAATCATGACTCTGGAAGATATGGATTTAGTACGTTTCGTTCTACAAATTCCATATGATCATGTCTAGCATATAACTTTGGGTGAAGTCCAGTAATAGGACGCAACTCTTTCAGTATAGCATCACGCTCCATCCACTGTTTAAGATGCCCTGCCTTTGGATGCAATTTCTTTCTAGTCACTTTACCCTGATCTCCAAATAAAAGACCAGCTTCTCCCATCAGTCTTTCCCCGTCTGAACCACGCTCTTCCGACAACCAACCATTCTCCATAATATTCAACCCTATACCAGTTTTCTGTCTAGCATAATCAAATGATATCTGATCTCTGTTAGGACCAATCAATGACCATTCCCACCAAATATCAGCAAACTCTTCATACTCATCAGTAATCTGACGCCAGATAGAACCTAAAACAGGACTAGAATATTTGAAAAAATTATATTCTCTTTCTTGAAGTCTTCTAGAAATAGTAATAACATCTTCCCAACTATTCATAGAAGCCATAAATCCTTCAAGTACCTCATCCAAATAAGTGAACTTAGGCACATGCCTCATGATAGTGAATGGATGATCATATAAAAGTTCTTTCGACTTCTTCACATATGCTTCGGTCATCTGGTAGCATCCATCCAACCAGACAACCTTAGATCCTTTAGGAAAGACCTTATGTGCATTGATCTTTACATATGCAGATCTTCTTCTGGGACACTCATGTTCTATCGGTATTTGTCGAAACTCCCAAGGTCCTTTGTGTTCGACAGTTCCGTCAGTAAAGCAAACATATTGAACATCTGGATCATAATAATGACTATCCGGTATTTCATCGTAGTCATTCGTTATGCAAGTATATATGATCATGTCTTTCCTATTAGTAGATCACCTTTACCAGACAATCTAGTACGATATCTAAACTTAGATAGTCCAGTTAATTCACATAATGTATTTACAAATTCACCAGGATCTTTTGGATCTGAGTATTGATATGCACCACACTTATTATTCCACCATATACCATCAGGAGAAGCATCAGAAAATCTACTAATAACATCCCTAGAATAATCAAATTCAAATTTTTGATTGGACATTTGCAATGCAGTAGCAAATGATAGTTGATCCCTTACGCCACCGCGCTGATACCACTTCCACCACATCTCATTGAAGTCCCCCATACCAGACTTTCTCCACAAAATAGTACATAATGGTGAAAAATGCTTGGTGAAGTCATATCCAGCATTCTTTATTTCACAAGTATATTGATACAACGTATCCTCATCCACCCACCCCCTTTGAACATACTCAGCACACTCTTCAAGATAGCTGTGTTTATGTACATGTTGCATTACAAAGAAAACATCTTTAGACAAGATCTCTTCACACAAATCAAGAAATTTTGAATCCAATAAATGCACTTTACTAGCGTCCACATACACACTATCCTCATCAACGAAGGGACATAAAATTTTATCCTTTCGACTACTACGAACTGGATTGCCCAAATCTTCTGCATCAGTGATCACTTCTACCCAGTCAGGTGCCTGCAAGTCTTCGATGTAGTTATTAATATTGCAGGTATATATAATCATTGCTAATAGTTCTTTTTTCTTTTGGAACCTTTCCTACCCTAGTTATCTTTGCTAATTGTCTGCTGAAATTAAATAAATTATTATTTTCCTTGTCGATGGTAGGATGTTGTTTTCTCCTACCAACTTTATGATCTCTACCAACCTTCATACCTACTAAGGATCTATTTTTCACAAGTTCCGGGGTCAGTTTACTGAATTGTAACGCAACATCATGAGCAATATTATCTCTTGGGTTACCAGCGGTTCCCCACCTCCACCATAGATTATTGAACTCAATGATTTCTGGTGTAATTGTTCTCCACACAAAGATACTTTGAATTGGGTTGTATCTACCGAATTTATAACCACTTTCTTTTAGTTCTTGGACGAGTTTCAATCCATCCTCTTCAGTATAATAATTATTAACATACCCTTCCATCATCTCATCAATAAAGTTTGTTGCAGATAGATGCTTGACGATAGTATGTGGAAACAATCTACGAGACTTTTCAATAAATTCCTTGGTCATCACATAACACCCATCAACCCAGACCGTATTAGATCCTTGGGGGAAGAATAGATGTGGCATTGCCTTTGGATAGAAGGACAGCAGTCTGGGATTAGTTTCGCTACAATAGTCCCTAATATCGATTGCTTCCCAGGGTTCTGGAATATCTATAGTTCCATCATGGAACATCACATATCTTACATCTGGATCATAGTATTGATCAGGAATCTCATCATATCCATCAGTGATGCATGAATAAACGATCATATCATCGACAGCATCATCTGAAAGGGGAACTCCAGGACAATATTCAGCAAAAGAAATCACAGGAATATTTTGTAATATTTCAGTAACAATTCGTGCGAATTTTTTTGTGGAAGAATTTTCACGCATCTCATAAGATAATGGATATTCCTTTGCCCGGTTACTCTTATCAAAAAGTTCTAATGGAGAATCAACCCTAAAAACATTTTCCCCAAACGTTAGGTACTCTGCAATAGCACTGGTGATCTGGCATCCATGATATAGCCCGTACTGCTCATACCATCTCCAATATTCTACATTAAAGTCAATCACCTGTGGTGTTACCTGTCTCCAGATAGCACAGTTGATTGTGTGGTCAAACATAGATGCTTTATATCCCGTTGCCGCAATATCTTCGGCACACTTGATCAATCTATCTTCAGGAACATATCCCTTCTCATGCAATTTACAAAACTCACCCGCCAGCAACCTTGGTGTAGGATGTTTCTGCAATGCAATAGGATGTGAATTCAATATATCCTTAGACAGTTTCACAAATTCCTCAGACATTCTATAGCAAGCATCAATCCATACGTGTGGTTCTTTAAAGTATAGATGTGATAGTGTTCTAATCCTATAAGATTTTAGCACAGGATCTCCACCCTTAGGAATTCTGATGAACTCCCAAGGACCTTTCTGTTCTATGTCCTCATCATAAAAAAGCACATACTTCACATCAGGATCATAGTAATGATCAGGGATTGTGTCGTATGCGTTTGTGATAGTCGTGTAGATTATCATTCGTTTAGTTTATCTTCCTGTGCTCCAGATAGAACCATATTAGTCACATTTCCAGGTTCACGCAAGAACCAACCCGTAGCAATGTACTTGACTGCATCACCACTTAGGAATGCTCCACGGTGCATATGTGTATAACATGCTGGCCACATTACCATTGTGCCCTTCTTAGGTTGAAGTGATAGTTTCTGATGTAGAAAATCTGTACCACCGCCACATTCGTAGGGAACATCGTTCAGATATAGCATCCAAGTCAAGACTCTATCACGATACATAAACGCACCATTCTCACAGTGCCACCTATGATATCCACCCCCAGGTTCTGTCTTCTGAAGTTTTACAGTCCAAGAAGATACTGGGTCAGCACCTTCAAGGATACCTTTGTATTCCTTTGAATACAACTCAAATGCAGAACCTACAACACCATTGACTAGAACAGCTGAATTAGTATCGGCAACTTCTAGATATAGTTGCTTATCACTTCTACCCATCTTGGATTCTGGGAATTGTGAATCACCTTCATTGGTAGTGCTCAACTTATATTCATAATCTTCGTTTGAATAATCCTGAGTAATAGTCAGTTTCTTAGCATACCAATGCTCAAAAGTATCGACCATTTGATCACAGAATTCATCCTTTACAAAATTTTCAAAGATACCAATACCGTCTACGAAACGGATGTTCATTTCTTGCTGTGTCATTTTTGTAGTGCCTGTTCGTATGCTGCTGGTGGAATACGACCTGCGTATTCGTCAAGTTCCATAATCTGCTCAATCTTCATGTCTGGTCCCTGATGTTCCCAGAACTCTGCTAGTGCGTGTCTACTGTTCTTATGAAAAATATCAATGTGCTCTTCATGAATAGCAGAACCAAGGTCTAGTCT